GAGACCGCGACTACATGAGCGCGCTGGCGGCGCACGCCGGCAAGGAGTTCGGCGCCGATTTGCGCTACTCCTGGCGCTGCTCGAAGGACCGCGACATCCGCGCTCGGGACCAGGCCGGCCAGGTCCAGGTCGTGGAAGGGAAGAAGGGCTGCGGCGAGGCCTACTACCAGGAGGACGTGCCGAAGACCGCCGCCGGCGAGATCCCCTACGAGATCCAGTGCGGCAGCTGCGGCGCGTTGCTGCGAGCGTTCGCCAATCTCGACAACCTCAGGAGCTGAGCGATGCCCCGTAAACGCAACACCGTACTCGCCGTCCTGCAGTACTTCGAGGAGGCCGAGCTGCCGCTGGCGCAGCAGGCGCTGACGCTGGCGCAGCAGATCCTCCGACGCCGCAGCCCGCAGGCGGCGAAACGCGCCCGCCCGAGCCGGGCGAAGACGCCGCCGACGCCGCCACCGGCGGATCGGTCGTTGAACTAGATCGACAGCACACCCACACGCGACGAGCAGGAGGCGGCATATGGGCACCGCGAAGATCCTCACCCGGTCCATCCGCATGGAGACCGACCCGCCGGTCCTGCTCGTCGCGATCGAGATCGACTGCGAGAGCTGCGGCGAGTACACCATCGTCGTCCTCGGGCATCACGTCCAGGCGCTCATCCAGGCGCTGACGGAGGTCGCCGAGCACGAGCCCGCGCTGACCGCGCCGGGCGAGATCGAGGTCGTCAGCCGGCGGTTCCAGCATCACACCCCGGGGTTGAACTGACATGGTCGGCGTGGTGACAGCGACCGTGAACCGCGAGCGCGCCGCGCCGTGCTTCGAGTCCTGGCGCGTCCACGCGGCGCGATCCTACCCGCTGGTGGTGGTCGACAACGGCAGCGGCGAGACGCCCTACCTCGGGCCGGTGGCGGCCTTCCGCGTCGGCGTCGAGCGGATGTTCCGCGAGGAGCCGTCGTGCGACGTCATCGCCTGCTTCCACGACGACCTGGTGATCCTCGACCACGGCTGGGACCGGGCGATCGAGGAGTGCTTCACCAATTACCCCGACGCTGGCCTGGTCGGCTTCGCGGGCTGGGGGGCGCTCGGCGACGACACGCTCTATCACGCGCCCTACGACCCCGAGCAGCTGCGGGCCTACGACTTCCACACCAACGGCGCGGGGGTCGTCAGTCGCGCCAGCGTCGAGGGGGAGGCGGTGGTCTGTGTCGCGGCCTTCAGCCAGGTCGGCCGGCGGCAGTTCTGGAGCGGCTTCACCGAACCGGAAGCGCGCACCGGACAGACCCGGCGCAAGACCTTCCCGCGCCCCTGGGCGGTCGTCGATGACCTGAAGATCGTGGACCACTTCTACTTCGGCGCGCTCGGCTGCCTGGCGCGTCGGGGCGGCTGGCAGGTGCGGTACCTGCCGGTGCGCTATCGGCACCTCGGCGGCGAGACGACCGACCGGGATGCCGGCTATCACGCGTGGGCAGCTGACGAGATCGAGGGAGGAGACCGTGGCTTCTGGGAAAGCGCGCACCGCATCGGATATGACACCTTCCGGGACGTCCTCCCGCTCCGACTCGCCGACTGACGAACCGCGCCTGCGCGGCGTCGTGCAGCGGCTGTATCAGGAGCGGGGCTTCGGCTTCATCCGCGTCACCGAGGGTGAGGATGTCGGCCTGGACTACTTCTTCCACGTCAGCGGCCTGGAGGGCTGCGGCATCAGAGAACTGGAGGAGGGGCTGGCGGTGGAGTTCGTCTCCAGGCAGACCGCCAAGGGCAAACGCGCCGAGCACATCTCCAGGGCGGCGTGATGGTCCGCCGGGTAGCGACCGTGAGCGATCCCGCGCTGGCGATTGGCCGGGCCGCGGTGGCCGAGCTGCCGCCGCCGGTGGTGATGCCGGTGCGCCGCGTCGAGGAGCGCGTCGAGGCGATCGAACGGGAGCCCGCGCTGCCGTTCATCGAGGTTCCGGTGGTGCGGAAGAGAGCGTTGTCTGAGGCTGCGGCGGAGTCCGCCATCTCCGCGGTAGTGACGCGCCTCGACCCACCACCGGAGCGAGTCGCCCCGGTGCTCGACCCGGTGTCGGTCTGGCCCGAGCCGGTGCCGCCGTTCACGGCGCTGTTCGGTGCGGCCGGCAGCGGTAAGACGTTCGCGACCAAGCTCTGGGCCGAGCAGCGCCCCGGGATCCTGCTGGCGGCGACCACGGGGATCGCCGCGGTCAACCTCGGGGGCGAGACCATCAACTCGATCCTCGGCTACTTCGACACGCAGTCGCTGCAGGAGGCCTACATCAACGGCTCGCTGACCGCACGGCTGGGCAAGCTGTGGAAGGTCGGCGTCAGGCGATTGGTCGTCGACGAGGTCAGTATGCTCGCCGGCGACCAGCTCACGTATCTGGTGCGCGCCGTCGAGGAGGTCAACAACCGCGGCTACGTCCTCGGCAAGTGGACCGACGACGACGACGGGCCGCCGCCGGCGATGGGCCTGACGCTGGTCGGCGACTTCTGCCAGCTGGCACCTGTGAAAGCGCCGTATGCGTTCGAGAGCGAGGAGTGGGGTCGGTTCGCGGACGCCACGATCACCCTGACCGCGATCCGCCGCCAGAGCGACGCCGCGTTCATCGAGATGCTACGGGCGGCACGGGCCGGGCGGGGGGATCTCGTCGCGCAGTACTTCGAGGGCCGCGGTGCGATCCACCAGGAGACCGACGACCACTTCGACGGCGCGACCATCGTCGCCAAGAACGACTCGGTCGACCGGTATAACGCGCTGCGCATGGATCGACTCCCCGGGCCGCGCGTCACCTTCCCGAGCGTGCGCTGGGGCAAGCTGCGCTCGGAGTGGGGCCAGCTAGAGAAGCCGAAGCACACCTGGGGCATCCCGGAAGTCCTGCAGCTGAAGGAAGGCGCGCTGGTCATGGTCCTGAACAACCAGCGCGACGACTGCCGGCAGCTGACCTGCGTCAACGGCGACCTCGGCACGCTGCAGGAGGCCGAGGACGGCACGGCGTTCGTCGGGCTGCAGCGCACCGGCGAGATCGTGCGCGTGCTGCCAGTGACGCGCGTGGTGCGGGTGCCCGCCGACGCGACCCGCCGCGCCGAGCTGCGCAAGGCGGGGCACGGCGACCGCATCGACGGCAAGTGGGAGATCGTCGGCGAGATCACCTACATGCCGCTCAGGGTTGCATATGCATCGACGGTGCATAAATCGCAGGGCCTGAGCCTGGATAGCGTCCAGGTCAACATCAGGGATCACTTCTTCAAGTCGCCGGGGATGCTCTACGTGGCGCTGTCGCGGGCGCGCACGGCGGAAGGCCTGCGGCTGGTGGGGAGTCCGGCGGCGATTACCGAGCGGTGTACGACCGACCCGCGGCTGAGGGACTGGTTGTGAGCGGGCCGCTGGTGATCCCGTGGGGCGGCGAGTACACGCTGCACGCGGCGCAGGAGGCGCGCGTGCGGGAGATCGGGCCGGAGCGCTACAACCTCAATCGCAAGGCCGGTACGCGCTACGAGGACCTGCACGGCGACGACGTGATCACCAACGAGCACCACCAGGTCGGGGCAATCCTCGCGTTCTGCAGCCTGGCCGGGCTCACACCGATCAACCTGCTGCTGGAGAAGGGCTGGGCCGGGAAGGGCTGCATCAACTGCATCGTGCCGGATCGGCCGGGCGGCGGGCGGGAGTGCAACGTCCTCTTCATGCGGGACCGCCCAGCGCTGATCAAGAACGAGCACGCGCCGCACTTCACGTCGCTGTTCGTGCTGATGATGGGCGGCTTCCCGACCTATCGCTACCGGGGCTGGGCGGCGTTCTGCGAGTTGATCCACTCCAGCAACCTGACTAGCGAGCACGACATCCCGGCCTATGTCCTCGGCCAGCACCGGATCAAGCGGGACCTGGTGATCCTCGCGCCGGAGACGGAGGAGTGATCATGGCTGCCCTGGCCCTCAGCCGCACCTGCAACCTGCTGGACTTTCCCGGCGTGGTCACGGTCGCGGGCTGGCAGCAGCACCTCGCGGATCTCGCCTGGGCGGCGTGGGTCAGCGAGCACCACATCCTCACCCGCGAGTCGACGCTCTGCGACAACTACTCGCCGGCGCCGTTCACCGCCCCGGGGCCGTCGCCGCGCTATCGCTACCCGGGCGGCAGTGACAACGACATCGAGCGGGCGGTGCCGGCGGTGTTCGGGTTGTGCGTGCTCGACCAGATCGAGGCGCCGGTCAGCTACCTGCAGCGGGCGGCGGCGATCCTCCGGCCGCAGGGGCTGCTGTTCCTGACGTTCACCTTCTGGGACGCGGAGGGGGAGGACATTGCGGCGGGGCACGAGCACCGCCTGCGGATCTACGACACCACCAGCTGGACCAAGCTGGTGCGCGAGGCCAGGAAGGCCGGCTTCCAGAACTTCGGCGGCCACGACTGGACCTATCACGGCAACAAATTGGATGACCACAGCCTCGCCAGCCTGGTGCTGGTGCGGCGCCCATGAGGAGATGCATATGGCGTATGACCTGAACCGCTGTCCGCAGACCGAAGCGGAAGCGACCGACTACATCTTCACGCTCTACGGCCGGACGATCGGCACGCCCGCCAACGACTGGCAGACCGTGATGCTCAACTCGAATCTGCCGCACAACGTCTACACGCCCGGGATGAAGGCCGACGCCAGCTGGCCGAACTTCGGCATGACGCAGATGTGGAGCGGCGGGCCGCGCGGACGGATCTTCCTGCCGGCGGTCGCGGTCGACGAGAACGGCTACTGGACGCGGCAGATCCAGGTGATTGCTGACGGCCCTGGCGGGCTGGTGTGGGCGTGGCAGTGGATCAGCGGCCACGACTACGCGCCGGTGCAGGGCGCGGCGGCGGGCGGTGGCGGCGGCGGGCCGATCATCATCCCGGGCGGCGGCATGACCGAGGCGCAGGTGCAGGCGATGATCGACGCCTCGATCGCGGCGGCGGTGGCCGGCTTCACCGGCGTGCAGCTCGGCGACAAGATCGCGCTCAGGACCAACAGCGGCCTGCTCATGGGCATCAAGGGCGGCGGGCCGACCGTCGAGGACGCGCCGATCGAGTTCATCGGCAAGGGCGGCGACGCGCACGCCTGGGAGTCGCTGACGATCGAAAAGGGCGAGTGAGGTGTTCACGCTGGAGATCGGAGGGCGGATGCTGACGGCGGTGCTCGCGGGGTTGTTCGCGTATCTGGTGGTGCGCTGGTGGAGCTTCCGCGCGCGGGGGCCACGGGTATGAGAGAAGCGGTCGGCGACCTCTGGGTGCTGGGTGGTGATGCGCGCTGCATCACCACCAACGGCACGCTGACCAAGACCGGGCGCGGCGTCATGGGGCGCGGCGTCGCGCTGCAGGCCAAGTCCCGCTACCTCGGCATCGAGAAGCGGCTGGCGAACCACCTGCGGCTGCAGGGCAACCACGTCGGCGTGCTGCTCGAAGTCGGCGAGGACGTGAGCGTGCCGCTGGTGGTCTTCCCGGTCAAGCACCAGTGGCACGAGCACGCCGACTTGAACCTGATCAAGCAGAGCGCCGAGGAGCTGGTGGCGCTCGCGGATCGCCGCGGCTGGCAGGAGGTGCTGCTGCCGCGGCCGGGATGCGGCAACGGGCATCTGAGCTGGGCGCTGGTCGAGAAGATCGTGCGGCCGAGGCTGGATGACCGGTTTGTGGTGGTGTATCAGGGGACCGGGCCGCGGTGGCAGTTGTAGACTTGCATATGCTACACTTAACTCCGACGACGACTATGACGACGACGACTACGGGAGCTAACCACATGACCAGGAGACCGCGATGGGGCAGAAACACGCCCAGCGCCCGGTCGTCGTCGAGCCCGAGCAGGAAGACTTCAGCGACCCGGAGAGCGAGCGCGTGCTGAAGGCGGCCATGTTTGCCCTCATCGACGTGCTGGCTCGCGAGGCCGCCGACGACTACATCAACGAACACCTCCGACGACGACCACAACCATGATACGAGTCGCTCTCTACGCCCGTTACTCCACCGACAAACAAAGCGATGCGTCCGTCGAGGACCAACTGCGCGAGTGCCGCCGCCACTGCGCGCGGCAGGACGGGTGGACCGTCGCCGCAGAGTACGGCGACCACGCGATGTCGGGCGAGACGTGGCAGCGCCCTGAGTTCCAGCGGCTGCTGCGCGACGCGCGGGCGGGGAAGTTCGACCTCGTCGTCGCCGAAGGCCTCGACCGCCTGAGTCGCGACCAGGCCGACGCGCCGAAGCTGTACAAGCTGCTCACCTTTGCCGACGTGCGGATCGTCACGCTCGCGGAGGGAGAGATCAGCGAGCTGCAGATCGGCTTCAAGGGCACGATGAACGCGATGTTCCTCAAGGACCTCCGCGCTAAGACGCGCCGGGGGCAGCGAGGGCGGATCATGCAGGGTCGGGTCGCCTCTGGCTTGGCCTACGGCTACCGCGTCATCCCCGCGGTGAAGCGCGACGAGCGCGGCCAGCGGGAGATCGTGCCAGCGGAGGCGGAGGTCGTCCGCCGGATCTTCCGCCAGTACGCCGCCGGCATCTCACCGGAGAAGATCGCGAAGCAGTTGAACAGGGAAGGCATCCGCGGGCCGCGTGCCGCGACGTGGGGGGCCAGTAGCATCCACGGCACCTGGCAGCGCGGCACCGGCATCATCAACAACGAGGTGTATGTCGGGCGCCTGGTGTGGGGCAAGCTGCAGTTCCGCAAAGACCCAGAGACTGGGAGCGTCGTGTCCCGTCGTTCGACCGACATCGAGCAGCACGACGTGCCCGAGCTACGCATTGTCGACGACGCCCTCTGGCAGGCGGTGAAGGCGCGCCAGTTGAAGACACGCAAGACCCGCGCTGACCGGCCGATGAACCGCCCTGTCCATCTCCTCTCGGGCCTGACCGTGTGCGGAGTCTGCGGCGGCTCGTTCGCGGTGCAGTACCGTACGCACCTCTGCTGCCGCAACAGGGCGCGCCAGCACACCTGCGACAACAAGCGGGCGATCACTCGCGCGGAGGTCGAGGCGCGGGTGCTGAAGGCGATGCAGAAGTTTGTATCCATCGAGGCCTTCAACCGCTTCTGCGAGGTCTACGTCGCGCACGTCAACGAGGCGCGCCGCGAGGTACGTCAACGCACGACGGACGTCCCCAAGGAGATCGAGGAGAACGAGAAGCAGCAGATGGAGATGCTGAACTTCATGATGAAGGGCATCGGCATCGAGCGGCTCACCCTCGAAGTGCAGCGGTTGGAGGCGCGCCACAAAGAACTGAAGGCGCTCGTCGCAGCAGGGGCTGACGACAAGAAGCCCGCGCTCCCCGCCCTGCACCCGCGCATGGCGCGAGACTTCCAACAGCGCACGGCGGGCCTCATCGCCGCGCTCGACAACGGCAGCGAAGAGCAGAAGCAGCGGGCGCGTGACACGCTGCGCGGCTTCATCGAGAAGATCATCATCCCACCGAGCGGCCCCCTCCAGGTGGTTGGCAATCTCGGCGAGCTATTAACGGCAGCAACGGGCTGGGACGGCGAAACGCTAGATAAAACGCGCATGACAGCAGACGCAAAAGGGGCCAGATTCCGCTGCTGTCAAGCGCTGCACATTATCGCCGCCTAGCCCATCTGGGAGGCTCCGATGGGCAAGCGCATCCAGGACTTACACCTCAACGACAACCCGATCGAAGTCACCGTCGAAGCCAAGGAGGCCGGCCAGCGCAGCCTCTTCGACCCCACCCCTGACGAGCGCGACCAGCCCTGGTATCAGTTCCTCGGCGACCTCGACGACCTGCTCGCCGACGACAAGTACCTCTGGGCCAACGACACGCTGAAGGGCATCTACGAGACCGTCGAGAAGAGCCACCGGGTGAGCGAGGGCCAGCGCCGCGCGGTGACCAACATCAGCAACCGCGGCGAGGAGCGGCTGCGCGGGCGCGGTAGCTCGCGGAGGTACGAGGGCTTCGAGACGCGGCGCGGCTGGTAGCGCCATGCGCCCCGCGCCGCTGCTCTACGCCGGCATCGCGATGCCCGCCACGCACACCGAGCCGTGCGTCGTCGTCTGCCGCGTCTGCACGGACTACGCGGTCGAGGCGAGCGACCTCTACGCCGCGCAGCGCATCGCCTGGTCGCACGACGTCGACCACTGGCGCCGCCGCATCCCACCCACCGTCCCCACCAAGAAACGAGTCCGCCGATGACTGCACCTACTGCCCCGAGCATCCTGCCCGTCGTCTACATCGCCGGGAAGTACCGCGCCGCGACGCCGTGGCTGGTGCTGGAGAACATCCGCACCGCGCAGGAGGCGGCGCTGCAGGTCTGGAAGATGGGCGCGGTGGCGCTCTGCCCGCACTCGAACACCGGGCTGTTCGACGGCGAGTGCCCCGACGACGTCTGGCTCGCCGGCGACGAGGAGCTGCTCCGGCGCTGCGACGCGGTCTACCTGCTGCCGCACTGGCAGGAGTCGAGCGGCGCCAAGGCCGAGCACCGGTTGGCGATCGACCTCGGGCTGCCGACGTTTGAACATCTCGGGCGGCTGCGCGGCTGGGTCGAGGAGTGGAAGGTGACGCGCGTCGGTGAGGCCGAGTAGGTGCCACGCCTGCCGCACCCCGCCGGCTGCCGGGGTTGCGCGCTCGACGACCGTGGTGAAGGCTTCGCGCCCGCGGAAGGCCCTGACGAGAGCTGGCTGCTGCTGGTGGGTGAGTCGCTCGGCGAGGTCGAGGCGGCGACCGGGCGGCCGTTCATGGGCGACGCCGGCGGGATGCTCACGCGCTTGCTGAACCTCCTCGGCTGGAAGCGCGACGCGATCCGCATCCACAACACCATCTCCTGCCAGCCCCCCGGCAACTGGTTCGACGAGCGCGCGCCCTGGTACTACCCGGCGATGAACCACTGCCCGTATCTCGGCGAGACGCTCAAGGAGCGGCACCAGGTGGTGGTGCCGATGGGGCAGACGGCGCTGCGCCGCGTGCTGCACCTGGAGCATCGCAAGAAGATCCGCATCCAGGACTTCCACGGGACGATCACCCGCGACCCGACCGACTCGTTCTGGGTGGTGCCGACCTACCACCCGAGCTTCCTGCAGCGCGGCGCGGTGAATTTGATCGGCACGGTCACCTGGGACCTGAAGAAGGCCGAGGAGGCCCGGGACCACGGGCGGCCGGCCGACACCAGCTCGCTCGTGGTCGACCCGCCGGTC